TTTTTTTGCTTACAATTACATACAACTGTTGTACGATGGTATGCTCCACAGTTTTTGCAAGTATATCCTCCTCCTAAATGTGCCATATTATTTGTTTTGGTTAAGTATTTGTTCCTTCATCCATTTAGCACAAGTTTGAAATCCTGCTAAATAAAATGCTTCTTCTCTTGAGTCTAAACCATCTTTTAAAGTACTTGCTATATTTAAAGCAATTACTCCTATCTCATCATCACTTGGTAGTTCTATTGGGGTATAATGTTGCAGTACTTCATAATATGTTTCAGGCTTATCCCTTACACTTTTTTGAATAATCTTTAATACTTGTTCTTCTGTATATAGTTTCATGTTATTTGTTTTGTGTTACATAATCTTTTTCATACATACACTTAAATCAGATACTTTTATTAGACTTAACATGATGTATTCGTATTGCGTATTCTTTACCATTTGATTCTACTCGTTTGCCAGGACTTAATCTTCTGGCGAGATACTTCTCTGTAGTTCCAAGGAACCTAGCAGCATCAACCCTTGAAGGGAAGACCTTGGCTCTTTTCTTTCGCTCTTCCAGTGGAAGAGACAGGTCGTATACTATATGTGGTATTGCGTTTTCAATCATAACTCGTTAATAAATTTCTCTAGTTTACTCTTCTGTTCATCTGTCATGTGTGTGGTACATCTCAGGAGTTCATCATAGAAAAGGTGATCTTTCTCCCGAGCTAGTTTTCTTTTCTCTGGAGGTAGCCTTAACTCCATTGCTGTCTTTAACCATCTTAACTTGGTTACAAATGCGGACATAGTTTCACGCATGTCGGTCTTTAGTAGATCCTCTGCGTACAATAATCCGTTACTAATACTGGCGTACAATAATTCTAATGATTCAGCTTGCGATTCTGTTAGTTTCTTCATTGATAAGCTCTTGAAGTTTACACAATACTTGTCCTACTACGATTCCGATCTTGAGGTTATCTCCATCTTCTACGGCCCTAGCCAGGGATACGTACAGACTCTTTAATTCGTCTATCATTTAAAAACTTTTTTACTTGACTTTCTAAATAATTCAGATCACCATTGTTGTTTATGTAATACTCAAACAGATAATCTTCTAGTGCAGTCTCCGATGGGTGTCCGTTAACAGGCTTGTAAAATGGTCTAGTTACCCTGACTACAATACCACCATGTTCTTTGATAGCGTGTAATTCATTAGGGAATCGAACGTCCTGGATGATCCACTTGCTTGGATTGTATTGGCTCATCTTATGTGGACGATAGGTAGAGAACAATGCATTTACCCAGGCATCCTCATGTAGGTTATTACGAACTGCTTCGGTTCCTAGCTTTTGAAGAAGCTCCCGAACTGTCATACTTTTACGATAAGCCTCGCCTGTGAAATGTGGTTGTACTAAGTTACCATCATTGCGACCTCTGTATCCCCAGGTCTCCCACTCGGGGCTTAGATTTTGAGACTTTACATCCTGATCATCCATCGTACTAGCCGGAATACCCGTTAGTATTTCCGCCACTTGTTTAAGAGGTTGAGAGAAACCCTTGATCTCCCAACCAGGTTCTAACTTCTGAATAATCTTAGCGACTTCAGATTTTCCTACCCCGGCATATCCTACTAACCCTATAATCATATATCCATTATTACTTTGGTTTCTAAAAATTGCACCTTGCTTTTATTGTGGTGGAGCATTAGAATGAATAGGCGTTCAAAAGAATCATAATCTAGATTGATCTTCTGTCCATCCAATTTTATTCTTACAGAATTGCCATCATCGCATAACATACCACACACCTGGCCGGGGTAAACCCAGTCACCATTGTTGGCGTATCTTATTACAGCAGTATCCTCGTTTTGTACGAGATCATAATCGTGGCGATCTACTTCACCGCCTGGTATTGAGTTAACCCAAACTTGCATAGTTGAAAATTTAAGGGGGCTGTTACACCCCCTGTGTGATTAGAATGGTAAGTCATCTTGACCTGCGAAGGTCTTCTTAGGAGCTGGTTTAGCTTCAGCCTTTGGAGTGTACGTGTCCTCATTCAGACGATAGTCTGGTGAACGCTCACCTTCCTTCTTGAATGTGTTTGGCCATGCGGTGTAACGCTTGTCGCCAATAGTGATGGATAATACTTCTACTTCTCCGTTCTTGGTGTTGATCACCTTCTTCCAGGCTGCGCCTGCTGATTGATTGTTACTCATAATTATGATTGTTTAGTGAATACGATTGCTTTGTTATAAAATGCTAGGACTAATTCTTTCTCTATCTTATCCCAGGCAATTACAGGGAGGAAGAAGAGGACATCTAAATGTTCGATTCTAATGTTCATGGTTTTATTATTTGGTTCGTGATTAACATTTGAAGGATCTCTTTGAAATCTTCAAGAGTCATGGCGACTATAGTACCCTTGCGATTACGTTTGTGGAATACCAGGTTGTAATTATTCTTAGGCATCTTGGCGAGAATATCATGGATACTGCCGAGCTTCTCTACTGCTTTAGCTTGTACATGAAATGGATCTGTGTAACATAGATCGATACCCTGATCATCCTTACGTTTGCTTTCGGATCGGGAGCTAACACATTCAGACCATCCTAGTTCTTTGAACCAGTCTCTAATCTGTAGTTCATATCCGTGGCCCTTCTTACGAGCGTTTATTTTCTGCGCCATACTCTTGGTTGTAGTTCTTTTATTGTTGACCAGCTCACTATAGGATCAAAAACAGTAGGGTGGAAGTGATTGGGTTTTGATATCTGTTGCATGTAGTACTTTTCTCCTGGTACAATCTCATCAAGCGGAACCTTCTCAAGAAGATTTTCACCTCTCATATCTTCTACATACTCTAACCATTGGCCTCCGCCATTGAAATACCTCCACTGCTCTTTAAACAAGATCTGTGAGGCTTTTGAATTTTTGGATGTCTTCCTTGCCATATGGTTGTCCTACGAATTTTGTATCGTCCGAACCATCGTTGATTTTTTCTGCTGGCTCGAAACGAGAGTTATTAATGTTATACGTGAAGTAAGAAGTACCAACCTCGCCAGAGTATTTAAACCTAACCTTCCATCTATGTACTTCGGTTTGCTTAGTTTCAAAGTTTCTGTACACAGTCAGACCATTATCTACCAGGTTGAACCAGTGAGAGGAATCTCCAACATCATATCCGTTAGGTACTTCGTAAGTATTCTTAAGCTTAGATATCTTTTTAGGATGAGCCACCATGTACACATGTACTCCATAGTTCCTGGCGAACCTGGAAACATCATTCATGATCAGCTTGATTTGGTGGTGGCGTGTATCAGATTGATTAGACAAACTCTTCTCAACGGTACTCATGTTATCTATTACTAACCCATTGATGCCGTATCGCTTCACCATCTCTTTAGCCTTACCCAGTATGCCTTCAATAGTCAGATCGTTATCACTCAGTCTGTAGTACTTGAAGTGTTCGTTCATGAATGGGGTCAGTGCCTCAACTTCTTCTTTCGGTAATCTATCCGCATAAGGAGTCTTAAAGAAACTCTTGCCTGTTACGATTTGGAACATCTCACTAAGTGCATGTGCAGTATTAGCTTCTTCGGCTGAGTAGATAAAGAACCTTTGCCCATAGTCTAAGGCTAGGAGAGACATTACATTTCTTAGGAAAGATGATTTACCATGACCAGGGATACCCGTGATGAGACTAACCTGGCCCGGATGCCATATCATACCCGATCCTACGTCAGCACCTTTAGGATAGCCCTCTTCGTATAGGCGAAGGATCTCTTCTCTTACAGAGTAAGCATCGTCTATACCCTCAACTGGAAATGGAGTGGCGGAGTTATAACATTCTACTAGCTTGTCTGTACCATAGGTGGTCAGTACTTCATTGGCATCCTTACAAGGGAAGTCAATGATCATACAATTTTCCTTACCTAAACGTCTAGCTAGTTCATTTCTAAGAGCTAGTCCTGGTTCGTCAGTATCGGTAGCGATATAGATCTTCTTGCCCTCGAACACATGGACAAACTCATCTAACCACTCTAGCTTTTGTGATCCTTTGCTTGCCCCGTTAGGAACTGATACAGCCGTCTTAATCCCCGCCTCATAGAATGATAGAGCATCGATCTCTCCCTCGCAAATAATAATTTCAGTATCGCTATTATCACATGCAACGTCAATGCCATAAGGCCCAAGAAGAGCACCACTGACCAGCTTAAAATTTTTATCCCTATCTCTGTGCTTAATGTTAAAGATCTTCTCATTGTAGTAATAGTTGAAATGTATCGTTCTTACTTCTTTCTCAGCTTGAGGCATGTAGTCTATACCTTCGGTAACTTGGTAGCGAAGAAGGGTCTGATTGGATATCCCCCGATCTGCGAACCAATTGATAACCTGTTCGGATAGGTTCTTATGTTCTACTTGTGGTACTACATATTCTTTTTCTACTCTTCTAGTTACAGCTCCTCTGAATCCACAGTTATGACAATTCCAGACACCCTCCTCGACATCTACGCTGAGACATGGATCATTCTTTTTCTTACGATCCTGGCTACACTTTGGGCATGTGGTCTTTACATTACCACGTTGGCCAAAGCGAACATTGATTCCGAGCTTCTGTAATTCTTGTATCATTTAGTATTCCAATAGATGGTGGCTTGATCTAGGTATTCCATAAACTTCTTAGGACTTCTAAAGAGTGTAGTAGGGCGGTTGTATTCCTTCATCTTCTCATCGTTGCCCCAGGTTTCTTTCTTGTGAATGATTACACTCTTGAAGTGATCTATAGTAAGTCTTGGCATTACCTTTAGGATAGCCTTAACCAGTTCGATATTGTTAGGTAATTGGTATCTAGTACCATTTAATTCATTGAATTGCTCAACAACTTCCTTTGCTAGTTCTGTATTGGCGGTAGTCACTTCTACGTTATTATCGATAGTCGCCAAGTACCAATGCTTTGTAGGGTAGATGCTACCATTCTCAGCGATCTCTAGCAATGCAGGTTTAGATGTTCGCATATCATCCACTGCTACAGACACTGCTCTTACACTCAGGCCCAGAGCCTCCGCCACAGAAGTGATGGAGGTATGGAGCCAAAGGTTCTTGTATTGGGAACAGAGGTCTGCAACTAAGTAATGAACCGATGATATGCCTAGCTTTTGCCGGACATTATGATCGATTGCTTGTATCATACCTGGATATATTGTTCCATTTTTAAATATGGGTTACTCTTGGAGCTATACTTTATAGCATTCAGACAAAGACCCGTCTTGATATATATCTTAGATGTGTTGTCGTTGTATTCACGTAACACCCCTGCATTCTCTCTTCTCCTCCCTTCTCTCCATGACTCACGAAAGTTCATCAGCTTATTTCTGTACGTATCATATCCACAGTCTAGATATTCCATCACCTCAGTCTGCTTGTGTCCATACATATCAGCCAGTCCTACGAATACTATCCTGGCCAGTTCTAGATTGCCTTCAAAATCTTCATTGACTTGCATCTTCTTTTGAGGATTCTTATGCCATATAAACTGAGGGCGCATGATCGCCTCGATGTCTGTTAGTTTGATCATAAACGGATATTGAATTGTTTGCGCCAGGTAATTTTGCCGTTCGGGAGAACCAGGTTGGTTGCACCATCCTTCTCCATAACTTGCTTTAGGCGGTTCTGAAATAATTGTTTCTCTGATTCCAATGATTTGATCTGATTAGTAAGTTCCTGGTGAGATCTAGCCCACTCTTCATGCTCTTCTGTACCTTGTATGGTGATCTCTTCCTCACGAGCTTTGTGCTTTTCAGATATGAATGCATCAAACGCTTTAGAGTTATCCGCCTCAGGCTCGTAGATAGTAGCCATCTGCCATGCCTCATCGCCTTCAAGCTGAGCAATAGCTTCTCTTGCTTCACGAACTCTATTGTAATACTGCTCTGCTTCAAACAAGATTCTATCCTGCAATTCCTGGTCACGTTCAAATGTTACGAGCCCCAGTGTTCTACCATCCTTTAAGTAACAGATCTCTGCATATCTCAACTCAGTCACTAACATGTAGTGTTGTACCTGGAGTAGATAGCTTGGTGGAATACCTGCTTCGTAAGCATCAGCGGAATAGCCGGAGATCGTTTTGATCTCCAGTATTCCCTGTCCCTTGTAGTCGGGATGTTTGGTGATTATGCCATCTACATTAGCGAATAGAAATGGATATTTCGGATTGATGGCAATAGCTTTAAGCTTCTTATACTTCTTGATCTTATTGTCATTGAGTGTATTCTCAACCCATCCTTCCTCTGTTCCGTCAAAATACTGCCAACAACTAGCGACATAATCTTCTAGTTGTTTACCATGTAACATAGCGGCATTCATCTTATTGGGTACATTGGATAAACCTATCGCCTGATAGAACAGATTGATAGGGGATTTATATTGGTTGAGACCGAGTAGCGTTCCGGCATCTGAACCCCCGACCATACCCTTTACTACAAAGGACTGGCGCAGGCTCTGCCATTCAGCCTCGCTAAGCTTGGCTGTGGGTATGAGTTGTAAGTGTTTCATTATTTCTTTTTAGCGGCTTTAACTACGGCTTCTGATTTTGCCTTATTGATAAGAGAGGTGAGTACCTTTTTCTGTGCATCGTTTAGTGAGTACTTCTTCAATGCAGCTTCTACTTCATTGATCTTTCCCTCGTTGATGAACTTGACCATCGCATCATACTTTTCTTGAGTAAGTGTTGGCGGTTCGGGGGAAGAAACATTGACAGAAGAACTAGCCTTTATAGTGGTGGTGCGAACATTTCCAACGGCATTATTGCCATCATCATCTTCGTCCTGAATAATTAGGTTTAATAACCCTGTAAGTGAGTAACGCTTGGCGTATGATACTGCTGATCCATAGTCCTGGGCGGTGGATTTAGCCACTACTACCGGGAATACAGATAATACAGATTCGCCAGACTCCACATGCCATACTGTGGTCTGTACAAAAGGAAGATCGTTGATAATAGTATTGGCTTGGGTTACTACTAGGCCACATTCATTTAGATATGGCTTGATATGTTGTTGAATAGACTCTAAAGTGGCATACTTAGACTTGAAGAACGGATTATTTTCCGCCCTCTTGATTGCTGGACATGTTGACTGGAACTTCGCCAGTGCTTTTAGAATTGATTTCATCGGTAAATTGTTTAGTGAACTGGTATTCATTGGCTAGAAAATAGATTTGCTGCCAATCGTATGTAAACTTGGTGCGGTCTTTAAGACGTATTGCCTTTATGAAATGACCGTTGCATAGCTGCTCGTAGTTAGACAAAAGCCATTGTCTAAACGGCTTTAGAGGGTAAATTTTACCCTCAACCGTCATGGTATCGTGGTTATAATCGTATTTAATCACGAATACAAAGTTAAAACTATCTAAAATAGAGATCGTTTGACTTTTCCACGTAGTTTTCCTCTATATTTGAGTTATAAATCCTCTATATGCGAGTTAAAAGATCTAAAAACCTTGATGATATTGGCGCAAGATTGCGTGAAGTAAGAATTGAAAACCGTCTAACACAGAAAGAGATGGCGAAAATTATTTCAATGACACCTGGATCAGTTGGTGCATTAGAAAACAACTTATACACGCCTAATTATGACGTGCTTAGACTTCTTAAAAAAAGATTGCACGTTTCGTATGATTATTTGTTAGACGGTGAAAAGGGAGATAATGTTTTTCTTAGACAAGAAAATGAACATTTGAAAAAAGAAGTTGCTCGACTAACAAAGATTGTTGACAAGCTACTCAAGTGATTCTTTTAACTTCTCTTCTGTCCATACGTATTGGAAATCATCTCCCCAATAGTGATCGCATTTGCCATCCTTGATTGGAGGATCAGCAAAGTAGTATTGGAATTCTCCAGGTTCAGCAGTGTAGCGATAGCACTGGTTTTTGAATGGGCAGTCAACGCCCGTACACATTGTGATATCCATATGTTATTGTTTAAGTTTTCGATGTAGTTAATCCACTTCAAAACAATTGGGTCTAGGATTTAGGCCAAAGAGTCTATCGTATTCTGATACTCCGGCATCAAAGTGTGCCGTTTGATATTCGATCTCAATATTTATTGCTATTTGAAAGTCTTCATCAGTTAGTTTATCCCCGTTTGCCTTGTATCGTTCAATTAAAAACTCTACTGCTGTTTGTTGCAACATGTTATTAGAATTTTAGGTATTAAAAAGCCCCCAGTTCGGGGGCTATCTTTTATTCGCCAAGAAATTGTTTATAATAACTCGTAACCTCAGACTTAAAGTGCCGTTCTACAAAGGCAACGTATCGTTCAAAGGCTACGCTATTGGAAGCATGACCACTACAGAACTTGATGTGTCTCTCAGGTACTTTATAGTAGATCATAGTAGTGATGGCGGTTTTCCTTAACATGTGCGGATGAACGTGTTGATACATGGGTTTGGTTTCGATAACCTCTTCCCCCCGAACTCCGATAGTTTTGACCGTTGTTGGATTATGCATCTCGGGATATAGGCTAAACAAATCCGCCATGTTATTATATATGGTAGCGTAGCGATTGTCTTTTAGCGTGTAGATTCTCCCAAACTGAGCTAGGTTACAATCAAATACCTTCGCCAAAAACTTGGGCAGAGGAACATCTGTGTATTCCCTGGTCTTTCCATTCATCTTAGACATGAACATATCGTTCTTGACGATCCGAATATCGCTAACCGATAAATCAATGGCGTCCCTTACCCTCATTGTAGTCACAAGCATCACCGAACAGACTTCCCATACATATTTTAGCAGTTCGGGGAGATCATTATAGGTCTTTTCATCCGTCAGAAATCGTTGTACAAACTCAGGTTCTAATACGACTACTGGATTAGGATCAGCCTGGTAAAGTTTAATCTTTGGCGGCTGCAGATATAGATGTTCCTTCCAATAGTTCAGCATTACGGATACATTAAGAATGTAATTCGCCCTGGTTGCCATGCTATAGTTCATATCGATCATCCATTCATCCCATCCCATGAAGTAACTATCCCATTTGTCGGTGATTAGTCGCTTACGTTGGATGGTATCCTTTGGACTGATAGACATCTCTAACAGATCCAGGTTTCCTGCGATCTCGCTATACTCATATAAGGATTCTATTGAATATTTATAGGCACTGATCGTACCAGGTTTCAGTTGTCTGTTTCCCCTGGATTTGATCTCACCCTTGATCGCTTTTCTTAAATACTCCCGACACAGATAAGCCAGTTCGTAGGATTCTTTAGGATCTTCCTGGATGTCGGTGTAGCATGGGTTGAAACTAGCCTTGATCTTTTTCAGATCGCCCTTATAGGTAACGTATAGGTCTGTCAGCCGCACTCGGTTTCTATTCAGATCGTTATTCATAGCCACAACTTCGGGCGAGTTCCCGATAAATTTACCTTTCTCAAACTTCATGCTCCTTGGAATCTTGATGCCTGTACTTAGCCGGAGGGAAATAGTCTTTCCGTCTGTCAGCCTAGCCTGGATGGTGTTACCCCTAGCATTGAATGAAACTGTCATAAATATTTAGATTGGTGAAAAAACGATTAACTCTCTAAAATATTGCCACAATTCCTATTCCACGATTACCCGTGTGACAACAATAATTAAGAGGCCGAACTTCATTATCTTACACCGATAAGTGGACACAGAAAATGGATACATTGCACAATTCTTGTCGGCACGTTTTGGCCTAACACAATGATATTCAATTGGTTGTCTTTTTGCATTTATATTAGACAGCACCGACATACTAACAAAAATAGTTAGTAGTCAATACTATTCCAAACTTATCCACTAAATAGTCCACAAAATTGTCACACAATTTCACGTATCATTTGCACAACTTCATCCACGTCTATGAAGTAAGGATTTTTGTTGTTCGTTTCTTTTTTTAGCACATCGAATAGTTTTTTGTACTCGGGTTCGTATTGATACCTTTGATCATGTGCCTGTACGTGGTGAATGATTGTTGTATGGTCGAATCCCATCAGATTCCCAATCTTGGATACGCCAAGTTTATGTTCGTTCTGTAGGATATTGATGATACATGCCTTGATCATGACTGCATCGAACTTTCTTGATCGGGTAGTCCTAATTTCAGAGTCCTTAATATACACCACACCCAACCCGGTATAATCTTTAGCTATTTGAGCTAGTCTCAGTAGTTCCTCGTTCATTTTTCTCGTTTAAAATTTCAATAAACTTATCACAAAGCTCTTCGTTAATTAGTTTTAGAGCCTCTGCTATCCTTGCTGCTTCCCCTCTTGGGGCTGTTTCGATTCTTGTTAGTCCATCGTTGATCTTGTGGAACACTTGCAATACTTTGTTCATACTTTTCTAGGATTTCTTTAGGGTAATTGAGTTCTCTTCGGATGTGGAGCATCCATTCGTTAAAAGTCATAGTTCGGTGAGTTTAAATATGCCAATCAAATCCTTCTGTTGATGCTTCTCTGTATATGCGGCCAGGGCATCGGCATAATTTGGATAGATCTTAAATGATAATACATTAACTCCAAGTGATCGAAATAAATACACCCACATTTCATCCTCTGCTATTACTAAATCATCGGGATGTTCAAATATTTCATGATCAAACTTTCCATTCTTAGTCCATGAGCAAATCTCTCCATCGACTAGTCCTGCAAATTGGTACTGATTGGCATTGGGGAAGTGAGTTAGGTTTTCCACTTCTTGCCCAGTTCGGGTGCGTACTTTAGCACCATCTTTCCATTTCTGTAAAGTAAAATCTCCCATAAGTGTAAAATTTAGGAACTGGTTGCCATCGAAGGCCACGGCTTTACCGCCAGTTCGGGGGCGACTATCTCGTTGTCAACGCCTCTGTATAGCTTATGCCCAATGAAGCCAGTCCAATCCAACCTAGGCAAATGCAGCTATACTATGTCTTACCCAACCCTGAGGCAAGGGTGCAAGGGTTAATTTAGGTTGGTTGGATTATGCAGTAGGTTAAGCAGTTCAAGTTCTAACCGATCTTCATCATACGCTTCGAGTGCCCTTGTAACCAATTCTCGAAACTCATAGTCCGTAGATACTGCTAACACTAATAAGGTAAAAAGCTCAAGTTCTTCGCCTTCAATACGTTTTCTAGCACCACCATCAGGGGTGCGTTCTAATAATATTCTTCCCATAATTTAAAAATTAAAAAACCTGAGCAAGTGTACTCATGGTGTGATGTTATCATACAGAAATATCAGTTGATACACTTCGCTTCCAATCAACATGGTGATCCTAAATACCTTTCTTCCATCTTGATGGGCAATGATATCAAAAAGACATTCTGTTTTATTTACTATCTCTGTTGCTCTGTATCGAATACCTGAGTAGTATTTTTCTGTGATCTTTTGCTTGGATTCTTCGTTGATCCTGTAGGTAGTTGGCGATTCAGCATCTATGGTGACCAGGTTTCCGTTTATAAAGATCGGAATGTTGACATCTTCATTCTCGTCCAATTTTATAAACTCTTTTTTAACTCCAACGAATAGGGCAGTTTTGTAGGCGTAGTACTGGGCGTTTGTAGTGGCGTACAATACTATCGCCAATACTAATAGTGATATTTTTTTCATGTTATTCTTCGTTTAATGCTCCGATATCCATGAGATACTGAGCATATGATTCACTCATAATTTCTGCGAATGGCGGGTTATTATGCATTGCTCCTACAATTAGGCTGATGAGCTGTTCGGGAGTGCCCTTTATATTGGTTTCAATAAGGCAGCTATCTCCCAATTCAGTTCCTTTAATCTGTATAATCATGTTTAAAAGTTTAGGTATAAAAACATTTTTGCTCCGAGGCTATTTAACCAATCGTAGGCTAGGGTAGAAGAGTAGTCATTCCCCTTTCTGTGGGGTGCTACCTTCACTACGCTTACTCCATGATCAATTAGTGCTTTGTCTATTAGTTCGTACCAGTAATCAGCATCCATATCGGTTAGTAGGATAACTTTTGATGGTTCGCCAGTTACTACGAATTTCCTCCAGTCTAGACCTCGGTTTACACAATACTCTACCATATCCATTACCTGATCGGTAATAACATAATCTGTAACGGCTACAAAATTTAGATAATCATCTACCTCTTCCTTGGAAGTGAAGGTTTTAATAAAACCAACCTCGTTTGCTCTGCTATTGTCGAGCAGCCAGTATTTTACTTTCATGGTGTTTCAAATATGTCTTCGCCAGTAATCGGTTCTAAATCCCAGTAGTCATTGTATTCAACAACCTTTGTTTCACCATTTCTTGTCAGATGGTATTCAATGTGCTGACCCTGTTTCGGCAGGTCACGTTTGTACACCTCGTCAACTTGGTAAACTTTTCCGTCCTTTAATAGTGCCTTGTAGCTTTTTAGAATTGTCATATTTTAGTTTTTAAATTCCCAAATTTTATAGTTCGCAGTTGTGTCGGTATCGGTGGTGTCAATTTCACCCACGATCAGTTCTTCAATTTTGAGGATGGCAGAATTTAACTCTGACCTTTCCTTGCAGAGCCTTCTTAGGTAGTTTTTATACGCCATCAGCGAAATATGGATGGCATCAAGTTCATTTTCTGTAAACATGGGCGTTGATTTTAGGTAATAAAAAAGCCGGAGGTTAGTCCGGCATGATTAAATTAATGGGGCGTGTTCGGTAAGATATGCGGAGATACATTCGTACTCGCCATAGTTCGGATTGTTATACTTAGATATCAGGTAGTCTTGATACATCTTAGATATTTCCTTAAATTTTTCATCGTAAGTAGCATCCGTAGTGTGGAACACGTCAAATAACTGACTGAATAAATAAAATGAGTAGTTCATAGTAATTTTTTTAAAGTGTTATTATTCTTATGTACCATTCGTCTGATATTTCTCCCGAATTAAACGCTTCGGCAAACCCTTGCAGACTCCAAACTAAACCTTCTTGTTCTGCTTCGTAGATAAACTGCTCATCGTTAATCTTGTTCTGCTTCGTAGATAAACTGCTCATCGTTAAATAAGTTGGGGTCTACCTTACCATCCAATTCAATGGCGTATACTCTTGTTTCCATATTTATTAATTTTTAGGAACTGCCGGATGAATCGAACATCCGTACAACCATTGCAGTTCGGGGGATTAGTTTGGGACATGAGTAGCCAAATATTCCTGCATGGATTCATATCCGCCAATATTCTTTCCGTTCTCTTCATCCCATACTTCCCAATCCTTGTACATATCCTTTAACTCATCGAAGAGAATGTCATATGGTTGGTCAGTGGCATGGTGGACATCGAATAACTTGCTGAAAAGAAAAAATGAGTAATTCATGTGAGTGTGTTTTAATGAGGACTGCTTCCGGTCACGAGCCGGATGCCATCGGTATGGGAGCAGTTCGGGGGTGGGTAATTAGAACTCTTCAGCATAGTAGTTCTTGGTCTCGACAAAATCTAAATCACCTTCAACTGGGGTTGATTCTGCTATTTTTATTGCCTCGTATTCATCTTCTGCTGTCACTTGAATGACTTCATTGAAAATTACTTGTCTAACAACATTGTAAGATTTCATTGTGTGTGTTTTTTAGTGTTAAAAAATTTCAGTTCGGGGGATTAATTAGTCGAAAATTGTTGCCCAATCCAACCCATATCTACCTTAATAGCGAAACGCTTGGCCTCCTCTCTAAGGTCAAGGCCAAGAGCCTTCCTTAGTTGGATAATTTTTTCTTCGGTGGTTTTTTTGTTGATGGTGCGGATAACTTTACCCTGTCGCACCCTAGCTACTAGTGTTGGCATCTTGACTCTTTTAAGTATTCCAAAATATCGTTGTATTCCGCATCACGTTCCGCTTCTGTTTTATACTGGAACTGATGCCCTATCTCCAATACTCCGCTATGTTCTACTATGTAGATTTCCCATATCTTTTTGCCGTACTTCATATCGGCTTCTTTATAGACCTCAATATCTAGGTCTAGCAATTTTTCTAGTCTTAAG